AAGAGTCTGCGTTCACAAAGAATGTCAGACAGTTATTTCAAAATACAATAAATTTAAATATTGTAATAATCATAAACCAAAAACTTATCCTCGTATAAAAGGTCGCCAAGCTCCTACTGATTTACAAAACCCTATAAACTGAAAAAAATTTTTTTATTCTATAACTATATCTACAGTGCAAGTAGGGCATAAACCATCAATAAGCTGGTCCTCCCAATGAGGGTTCCAACATAGGTCACAATCTACAACAGGTATATCATCACTCATATCAGTACTATAGCACACCCTAGACTAGCTAGGGCAACAAGGGAGGAATACATTGAATAATGTATACTCTTAGTATATCATCTAATTCTTGCATAAGTTAAAATAAGTATTATAGTTAAATTATAAACAAGGCAATCAAAAGTTGTTACAGGTGAAGTTGGCATCAGGAGTCAGAAAGCTGGGAATCGGTCATACGATACACTAGAAAGGCAAACCCAGTACCCGAGGACAACACAGAGATTTCTTTCAGGCTTACCCACTACAATAGCCTGTTACGACCAAATCCCCCTACACCTACTACACTAACTTATATGAAATGCACAGAGTGCAAAGAACCACTCAAACAAGCAACCAGTAATTCTTATTACTGTGTTTCTTCTTTATCTAGATGTTCACAATCAACCAAGATTGTGTATATTACAGAATAGTAATTACACACTTTTTTCATACAGTTTGTTCTACTTACATATAGTGTTCCTACAATATATATAGTAAGCTGTCATATTGATATATGCATTATGTTTTACTTGCTTTATTGGTAGTTTTTACCAATACTAAGTTAGTCTAAATACATTACTAGAACATCTGTTCTATTGTGTAGTAATTATGAATGGTTCTGTAAGAGAGGTGGGCTTAATTGATAATAACAACCCCCTATACCTTTTTAGAACTCTCCCCCAAAATCTAAACCAATACTTTAGATAAAATATTACTTAAATACTTGTAAATAATTATTTACATAGTAAAGTTAGTAGTAACAAAACAAAGGGAGGGACAATGTCCAATACAAGAATAGCTAAGGAAGTATATTTAAATTCTACAGTCTTTAAATCTGTAGCAAATAGAAAAACTTTTAAAGCTGATACAACAATAAACGACTGTGCGAAGTTAATAGATGAAACACTGGAACGCGTTAGCAAATACGACTTTGTTACAAATGATGACAAAAGAGAAATTGTTAATTGGGTTTTAGGATTCTACTCGGAAGATTTCGAGAATTGGTTTACGAATCAAAAGCTAGAAATCTACAGATATACAGACAAAAAGTTACAAGAAAACAAATTAGGTATCGCACCTAGTTTTATATAAATTAGATTCTATTGAGAGAATCTAAAATTTAGATGTAACAAAACTAAGGGAGGTTAGTAAATGAAAAAACTATTAGAACTATTAGAGCAGTATAGAACGCTAGAAATATCTTATCTAAGCTACTGGCAAGATGAAGAATATTATACAGCAGAAGATACAGTTCAAGCAAAAGAAATAATTAACTATGGTATCAATAACCAATTTGCAGTATATGTAAATGGTGAAAGATTTACTGGGTTAATCTAAGGAAAGACTATAAAATAACAACATCTAAAAAAAGAATCTAAATTTTAGATGTTACAAATAAGGGAGGTTAAGAAAATGACTAAATTTGAATTTGTTACATTATGCAATGAAAATTTAATTTATCCAGGATTAGCGTTAGAGAATGAAAACATTGTTAAAGCTCTAACTAATAGAAATGATAAGTTAGTTAAAAAATTAATACTAGAAGAATTTTAAATAAGATAACTAAGGAGGAATAATGTACGAAAAAAATAATTTAAGAGATTTACACGATTGGTCTTTAAATGGTCATAGTTGTTGGGAGGATTTTGTCAAAGTCGCTCACAATGATTTTTATAGCGACCCGATAGATTTTAAGACTTATGGATATATTGAATTAGAACTATTTGGAAAGTGTCTAGGTATCTTCTCAAATAATGGTTATGATGAAGTAACTAGATTAATTGATGAAGTCCTAGAAGAAATAAAAGAAGAAGAAACAGAAACAGTATAACTCCCCTTTGTTATACAGTACGACAGAAGGCCCCTTTATGCCCTAAGGGGCTTTTCTGTACCTATAAGAGCAATAATCTAATCATGGTACTGTATACCCCTAACACCAAACCACCCCCTTAAAACGCATTTAAACGCATACAATATATAGTGGTGTGTATAGGGGTATTTACATAGCAGAATACAAATATAATGCAAGTCAATTAAATATTATTTGTAGTTAGTTGTTTACATAGTAAATAGATTATGATACTCTATTAATAATTAACAAAGGAGAACATGGAAGAATACAAATACACTTATCAAAAAGATAATCTAAAGACTACAAAGTTAGAACATTATGATGGAATAAACATAGTAAAACAAGACATAGAGAGAACATATCAAGATGAGAAATCTTGGTCTAAGGTTTCCTATACTGCTAAAGGTTGGTGGGGTAGTGATAACTTCAGACTACGCAGAGATAAGAGAGTTAACAGATACAACAATGATGGAGCTTGGGAAGTTTCTTGGTCTAGTGGTGGCTTTGATGACAAAATAGGAATAGTTGACAGATTAGAAACAGTACAACAAATTATGGAAGATATGAAACACTTCTTAGAATATGGAGAGTTTTTATTCAATGATGAAACAAAGCAGGAGGAAGAATAATGCCTAAAACATATTGGATTAAGTTCAACAACAAGGACTTTAAACAAGACAAGGAATTAGTTTACAAGATGTTAACTGATTTACGATTAGAAGAAATAAACAAGGAGGAAGAATAATGTCTTTTAATCCAGACAGTAGTTTAGCAAAGATAAAACCAGAGATTTTAGAACAATGGGACTATGACAAGAACAGTTTAAATCCAGATAAGGTTGGATTTAGTTCTGGCAAATTTGCATACTGGTTATGTGATGAAGGACATAGTTTTGAGCAGAGGATTGGAGATAGATGGAGAACAAAATATGGGTGTAAAGAATGTAGTCCATATTCTTTAGGAGATAATAATATGTTGTCCATGGTTTACCCCGAATCGTTAGACCAATGGGACTACAACAAGAATAAGAAATTACCACAAAATTATGGGTACAAATCCAAAGCAAAAGTTTGGTGGACTTGTGAAGAGAACCACAGTTTTGAACGAGCTATTTATAAACAAGTAGAATCAAAAATTAAATGCAATGTATGTCATAGTTTACCATTTCAATATCCAGAGATTGCAAAGGAGTATCACCCAACAAAGAACAACAGAGATGTTAACACCTTAACTTCATGGAGTAAATTTAATTCATGGTGGCTATGTTCAAAGGGACATGAGTATCAGTCAAGTACTGGAGATAGAGTACATAAAACCTCTGGTTGTCCTTTTTGTTCTGGAAAACATGCAACACCGGAGTATAATTTAAAAGTACATAGTCCAGAGATTGCTCAGTATTGGGATTATACAAAGAACAGTACAACGCCAGAACAAGTGACACCTAGTTCACACACTAAATATTGGTGGACTTGTAATAAGAATCACAGTTATGAAGATTCTCCTAATACAAAACAAGAAAAACCAAATTGTCCAAGATGTTTTGACCTAGATGTAAAGGGTTACTTTTACTTATGTGAAGATAAAACTGGTATCAAATTTGGTATTGCTAAAAATATCAAGAGCAGATTAAGAAGTCATAACAACTTACATAATCTAAAAACTATTGGATATATAGAGTTTGATAGTTATTACGAGGCAAAACAATTTGAAAAACAAGTTAAGAAATTTGTATCAGAAAATAGTTTATACAGGAGAGTACATAAAAAATGGAGAGCAAGTGGACAAACAGAAGTTATATCTAAATTAAAACTATCAAGAGTAATTGATTTAGATATGTTTGGTTTTCTTTGGTTAATGGAAATAATAAAGGAGAAAGAATAATGGCTAATTTATTTAATGGTTATATAAATTCTTATGAGTTGTTGGATTTTTTATCCGATAAGTTACAAGATGAGTTGAACAGAATAAATACAGAGAAGAAAAGAAGTATCAGTTCATGGAGTGATATTAGATACGCAAGGTATGATGAGCAACGAGTTGTTTATCTACAGCAACACAAGTATCTACAATCTTTATACAGAGAGTTAGAGAAAGGAGAGATACTAGATGACATGGCGAAAGAAGGAACAAAAGAAAAAGATGATGACTTACGATTCAATAGATGGTAACATGACAATAGATAACGAAAGAAGTTATGAGTTATAAAGTAATTAGTATTTCTATCTATGGAGGTCAAATGGAGTATGAATTTGACACACTAGAGGAAGCACAAACTAAGGTACGAGAACTTAAAGACCCTAGTTCAATGTCAGCTTTCATAGTAAAACCCATAGTAGAAAAAATAAGTTAACTAAATAACAACAAGAGGAGAGAAGATGACTACATGGTATAGCCAATTCATTGGTTTATTTATAGCAACAGTTTGTATTTCAATTATCTTATATATATTTCTGTATACAATTACAGAGTTATTGTCAGAGATAAGGAATATAATAAGAGTCAATAGATATGAGAGAGGAGAGAACAATGCAAAACACTAAAGAAATTGAGCAAGTATTTGATGAACTAAACGCAAAAAATTTACAAAGTAGATTAAAAGACATCAAAGGATTACTATATTCAGCACAATCAGAAGTAGAGATGCTAACTAAACAACGAAAAGTATTAGTAGTATTAGGTTTCAATAGTGGTTTATCAATCATAAAGATTGCAGAGCTACTAGGAATAACAAGACAGAGAGTGTATCGCATACTTGACGCAACAAACGAGGAGGAATAATGGATAAAGAAACCCAAAAGAAATTGACTAAAGACTTTCCTAAGAGTGTTGTCAAATCAGCACCAGCAGGTAAGTTTGGCGACTATGTACCACACCACATTTACACACAAAGATTAGTAGATGTTATTGGTGGAGGTTATGACTTTACCTTTGAAGAAACTAGAGATAAAACTGGTGCAATTATTGGTGCTAAGTGCAGACTGTATATTAAATCAACAGACCAAACAATAGAAGAAGTTGGAGATGTTGATATGAACGCAGTCAAACGAAACATAACTGAATCAGAGATACTAAAACTTGCAGTATCAGATGGTATTAAAAGATGTTGTATGAGATTAGGTATTGGCTTAGAGTTGTGGACTGGTGGAGTTACAGAAGAAGAACACTACGCAGTACAACAACCAATACAAAAGACAGGCACAATTAAAGATGTTGTTATTGACAAAGAAGAACAAGAGTCATTAGAGAAAGCTAAACAAGATTTTGTTAGTGACATTGAATCTAATCCTAATAACAAGCAAGACTTAGCAATGTTTATGGAGGCAACAGTCAAGGATGAAGCAAAGAGAGAACAGATTAAGAAAGACATATACAATGATGTAGTTTCTAAAGGTTTTCCAAAAGATGTAAATGATTGGGATAGTTCACAACTAGATATATTTAAAGATTTAGTTTTTGAGTCTAACGAAAGTAACACAAAGCAATCAGATATAGAAATAGTTGAGGAAGTGTTTGGAGAAGTGCAAGACAACTCTCCTAAGAAATGTCCACAATGTAACACACAAGGAAATATTGAGGACAATAGAGAGAAGAAAGCAAGTGACCCTAAGTTTTCCAAAATACCAGACTTTAGTTGTTCACAATATGGAGAAAGTAATGGTTGTGGATGGGCTAGTTGGATAGGTAATGATGATTGTCCGACAGAATGGCTTTAGAATCAATAGGAGAAACTTTTGCAGTAGAGAAATTAAAAGCTAGACTGCAAGAGAAATTTCCTAACTACAATTTTGATGTTCCATCAGAACCTGATACAAAGTGTAAGTCAGCACATTACTGCAAGACAAACACCATAAAGTATACAGATACAGAAGGAAATCTATACTGTGGGTTGAGATTTAAGTTACAAGATGACAATAATCCTTATGCTTGGGAATGGGCTACTTGTCACGCATTACTGGAGAAGAAAAAAGTAGAAAACAATGACCAAGAATTACCATTCTAAAGACATTGATAAAATTGCCAGACAGGTTGCACTAAACTTGCAATCACTTATGGCAATAGTAGAGTTTGACTACAACAGATACGAGAAGTGCATGGTATGTGGTGAGAAATACAGACATCACATTGATGGGCTTCCTTGTGAAACTGATGCAGTTAAAAAAGAAATAGTAAAGAGGAGATATTATGATAGACACAATGTTAAGCAAAGCAACTGAAGGTATGTTGATTGCAGAGTTACTAAACAGAAAAAATGAGAAAGGTGTTCCATTCTTTATGGGTAAAAGCATATTGCTAACTAATGGACAACAACAACTACTAGCAATTCTTCCTAACATACAGATACTTACAACACTTGAAGAGGAAGAATAATGTATAGACCTTTACCTGATTATTTGACTATACAACCTAGCAAGATAGAAGGTTTAGGTCTATTTGCAATTAAAGATGTACCAGCTTACGAAGTTATAGGAATGACACACGCTAAATGGTATGGAGAACCTGATAACTTACTACGAACACCACTTGGAGGGTTTATTAATCATAGTGATAGACCTAACTGTGAGATACAAGGTAGGATGACACGACATCTTTATACATTGCAAGATATAGAAGCAGGTACAGAGCTTACAGTTAAGTACACAATGTACACATTAGAGGAGGAATAATGAAAACATTAGATAATGTATTAGAAGAATTTACAGGTAACTGGAGAGGTTATAGTTACTATTACGATAAACAATTAAGCGATAAAAGAAGAACAAAAGATACTAGAAGAAAGTATCTTATAGAACAAGCTAATCATAGAAGAACTAATTTTGTTCGTAATTGGCATGGTAAATTTTATTATGGAGAATACATTCCTACTGATGAAGAATTATTTTATAGTAATAATAGTTGGTCTGAAAAAATTATAAATTTTATTTGTCATTATGAATACGATTTTTTGTATAGGAATTTTTCAGATAGACAAAGTAAAACTTTGAAATGGCTTTTCCAATATCATATAGAAAGAGCAAACGATATTAAACAAAAGAAAGTTAAAAAAGATAAATTAGAACTTGCATTAAGTCAATTACATAAAGAAGATTTAGTACAACTTTTAATGTTAAAAGATAAACATTTACAAGATATGACCACGAAATTTAAAAAATTTGAAACTAATTATGTTGAAAATGAACAGAAAACTATAAAAGCAAAGCAAAAAATGAGAGCCTATAGAGGTCTTGCTTGTGTAGTTTTAGATATGGATGTACAAACTGTAAATAAAATATTAGATAATGTTAGAAAAAACAAAGTTACTTTACAAAAAGCATTAGGAAAATAATTAGAGGAGGAATAATGGATAAGTATGACAATACTTTTGAAGAAAGAAACAAAAAAAACAAATACGATATGGCTGATGAAGCTATGCAGAACTACTTAAAAAAAGAAGGGCTAGTTGAAAAGAAAGACTGGTTGAAATTAGGAACAGAACCTAAGGACACACCCGACATGAAGATGATGTGGTTAGCTTTACAAATACTTCTTATGCCTGATTATATTTTTGTGATGAAAGGCAAACTTTATATTGCAGAAGTAAAAGGCACACTTAAATTTAAAGAGAGTGACTTTAATAAACTAACAGAGATGTATAACAAAGCAGAAAAGTATGACAATGTACGAGTAGGCGTAACTTATTTCGCACATCCTGATGCTGACCCTGTTTGGTTGTCTTATACTAAGATAAAAACACAATGGAATTATGATAAAATACCTATGCAGTACTATCCAGAGCTTGACTTTGAAGGAAACAAGAAAGCATATAAGGTATTATTAAATAACTAAAAAGCCTATAAACATTGAAGATTTACTCCTCTTAGGATTCGTTTTAAGAGGAGTATTTTTATGAGTGGCACTATGTACCACAGAAACTAGACAATTCTTAGGTTATCCCAACCTTTTTTATTTACTGTGAATGTTAAGACACCAGGATGTGACCACATACCAGACCGAGCAGTAAAATCTATACTCTTATCTAATGATGGTGACTGAAACCAAGTTCTATCTCCCTGTTGCTTAGCTCTGAAGTGATGATAGTGACCTGTAACTAAAATCTCACACTCTCCAGCGGGTAAAAATCCATACATCTGACCTTTCCACCAAGATTCTATCTTAGCTTCTGCGTTACCACCACCACCACTCATGTGACCATGTGTCATACCAACCTTTACACCTTTAACATCTAACACTTGATGAAATCCTGTTGGTACTTCTACCTTTACCTTCTTGTATCTTGCAGGATTAGCTTTCATTATCTCTTCACATATCTGTAAGTGCATTGTGTCAGAGTTATCTAACCTGTTAGTTGTGACTTGTCCTTTAGATGACCTTGACATCTCACCATGATTACCTGGTACACCTGCTAGTACTAGCTTGTCAGCAAGTGGTAGAAATGTATCTATTGTTTTCATAATAAGACTTCTTGCTAGTGCGTACTGCTCTATCAAAGTAAGTTCTATATTGTGTGGTTGCGAGTCATAGAAACCATAACAATTCTCTGTTAAATCACCAAGTCCTACCATATATATCTCATTGATAGCAACATTTGCCTTACGCAGTTCCTTAATCCTGTTTACTGCATCTTGTAGGGCAACCTCGTAGCGTTTAAGGGTGTTTTCAACGCCATAATCTTTCTTACCTAACTGCCAATCAGCCATAAAAAACATAAAGGCTGTGTCACCACCACTATATTTAGCTTTAACTGGTGCTTTCTTCTTAGCTTGTTTGAATAATTCTTGGAAATACTTGTCGTGACCCGGTACTTTCTGCTTAACAATGCCTTTAAAAGCAAAGAATGTTTCTACTTGACCACCTTTTAGCTGTGTATTCCATGATGATGCACGAACTGTGCCCACAATTTCGTACTTCTTAGGGTCAAATCCCCAATCTCTAAGTATCTCATCATATTTATTGTGGTAGTTTGGGTCAGTACCTACATGAGTAAGCTCACCCATACCTGTTTGTGGATTGATGTCATATCCAGGTTGCCAACCAGACTTGTAGAAGTTGTTACCTAGTTGTTCACCAGTATATTTCTTTTTCTTGGGCATCATACCTCCTGTTCCCTGTTACCAATAGTATACAGAGATGGTATGACAATTAAAGGTTTAACTTATTTTTTTCTTTGCAAATGTTTTGATAACAGATAAAGCTGCTCCACCACCTGCAATAGCTGCAATTTGTAGTGAGTTTATGTCAACTCCAACGATTGGGCTGATGGTTAAAGCTCCTATGAATCCTTCAATGAAGGTCCATACTGCTCTTTCTAACATATCTTTTAGTTCTGGTGTCATTGTATTAAGTTTCCTAACTTTAATTTTCTCTCTATGCTTTCTAGTTTAACAAGAATTTTGTCTAATTTACTTTCAAAACTAGTTGGTATGTACAGATTATCAGATGATTTGTTATCTATGCTAGGACTTTTCTCCTCTATAATCCATTGTCGCCAGGCATCTCCAGGACATTGTGTCTGTTTAAAAGAACTATGTGGTCTTAGCTCTCCACCGACTTGTTCATAGAGCCATTTGACAGATGCAATAGCTTTATCTGAAGGCTTGTCGGTAGGATTGGAGCCACCAAGCCAACACACAGCAACATAATGCTTATTGTTAAAGTTAATTTCTTCACGATTGTTACCACCTTGTGCTGCTGATCTGTTTCCAAATCCTCTGCCTTCATATATCTGTCCTGTATCTCCTACTAAAAAGTTATATGCTACATCATTCCAACCTCTATCTTCTTGATGCAGTCTTTGTATTGTTTTACACTGATCCATCTCTGCCATATTGCCAACAGCAGTAGGATAAGCTGACCAATGTACGACTAAACCTTTTACTTCTCCTAGTTTAGAGAAAGATTTCTTATTAGGTTTAGCACCCCATATATCTCTTGCAGTTACTTTCATTATCTATTACTTTCTAACCAAGTAATTCTATCATCAAGTGTGTCTATTTCCCACATTCTTTGTTCTAAACCTTGTATTTGTGTTTCAAGTCTGACAGATTTGCTATTAAGGTCTGTCCATTCCCACTTCTCTGGTATATATTTCTGGTCTAAATCCCAACCACTATCCATAACATCTTGTCTGATACTATTTATCTCTGATTGTAAGTATGCAATTTGTTCATTGGCTCTACCTAAATTACTAGCTGCCATTTCTAAATCATTAATCTTTTCATACAGTACTGCTATATCATTAGAAACCATTGTGCTTTCTTTTAAAGCACTGAACTCATACTCTATATTATTCATCCTGTCATCAATACCAGTTAATGTAGTAAGTACAGCATTAAGTGATTGTATTCCTGCACCAACAGATGACATAAGAGCTATGCCTGTTACGACTAAACCTATATTATCTCTTATTTTTTTTAGCATTTTTATTTCCTATTAACAGTGCTATTAAAAGCTCTATCAACTACCTCCACAACAGCCATTACCACAACAGTCCATACTATCCTCCTAACTTAATGAGAACATCTGTTAACGCAGAGTTTAGTTCTCTTTCTCTCATAGCTAGACCTACAATATTTTCTTCTAGCTTTTGTATCTGTATCATATACACTGCAACTTGTGATTGCAATGTATTGACTGTGTTAAATAACCAAGCAACTAATGCAGCAAGTCCACCTTGTAATACTTGACTTAGGTTTACTTGTGCTTTCATTACATTGTTAAGCTACCAACAATTAATATAACTGTGGCAACTAATCCTAATACTTTGTAAAATTCTGATTTATCCAATTTGTTATCTAGTTTTTCTTCTAGTCTGTCTAATCTTTCTATGACCAATTTTAATAATTCCTTTTGTGTGAAGCCACTGTTGTTATTACTCATTGTTATGGTAGGTCCTCGTGTGTTAACCAGTCCCATTCTTTATCATAGGACATACGATTATCCCAATCGTAATCACTTATTCTTTTAATAAATCTGAGAGCTTCTTTTAAAAAATAACCTAAAAGAAATCCAATTAAATAATCCATAACAAAGATTATATCATAGTTGTTTAAACAGGTTTAGGATTATCTGATTTAACTTGTGCAATGTGGTCAGCCCAAGTGGTTGTACCATTGACACCATCCCAGTACTGCATATCTAGTTGGTCTTGTACAGAACCATAAGCCTCTTGCCTTGCTTGTATATAACCAAACTGTTGTGTATCCCACTTGCTGTTAGCCAAGTCTGTTACAGCTTGTGCATAATCAGCATCTGTAAACTCTAGTCTTTCATTATTAACTTGTTTATACATTGGCTTAGCAGCTTCTATCTCTGTTGTAGCTTCTACTGTTAGTTCTTCTAATGTTGCCATATCTCTCCTATCTTAACAGACTTTTATTTCTTTACTTCTTTAAACCATATAACTTAAATGTACCACTTGCTATGTTTCCACTTTGCATAAAATATTGAACACCATCTGTGGCTTGACTGACTGTTAAAACTCCACCACCTTGAAATCCTCTTAAATGT